GACCCCTCTTGGCAACCCGTTCTATTGGCCGGGTCTGGAGATTCAGCGGCTATGATCCGTCCTGTTCTTGCGGCGCTCGTCGCCTCGACTGCAATCGCCAGCATGGCGCACGCGCAGTCCATCCCCACAATGGCGCGCCCGGTGACGCTGGCGGGTCCGCAAGGCCTGAACCAGGCAATGGCGCTCAAGGCGGATGCAACCAACGGAACGCTCACGAGCCCTGCCATAGACGGCGGCTCGCTGAACGGAACGGCAATCGTCAACATCAGCGTGTCGGGGCAGAATCCATCCCTCCAATGGGTTGATTCCACGCTGTCTGACGATACGTCGCGTTGGCAGGTGATGAGCTATCAAGGGCAGTTTCAGTTGAACGCCGTGAATGACGCCAACACGGCCAACAACAACGCATTCACGTGTTCGCGCACCGGATATGCCGTCTCAGGATGCTCCTTCACTGCCCCCCTGACGACGAGCGCGGGCACGTTTGGCGGACCAGCAACGGGCGACGTGATCGGACTTTGGCCAAATCTCACATTCGCGCCCAGCCCGACAATGAGTGGAACGCTCACAATCACGAACGCGGCGCTACCAACCCTCAATCTGAAATCAACGTCCGCGAGCACAGCGGCCGCGATCTACCAGGGCAGTGATGGGGCGCTCAATCTCCAGCCCAACAACTCGGGATCAAACACGAACGTTTATCAGGCCGGCGGGTCATTCTACGTTCACGACAGCACCGGGTCGGCCGTTGTCAACATGCTGGCGAACGGGCAGTCGGTACCATTCTCAATATGGCAGGACACACAAGGCAATGGATGGGTCAGTCCCAGTGCGGACAATGCGGACCTGACGCTCGTCGCGAAGGGAAACGGGACGCTCTATCTGAATGGAAACGCGGTGGAGCTCAATAACCCGTTCCTTTCCGACCCGACCAAATGCGGCAGCATAACGGGGGCGACGGGGTGCCTTGAGATCAAGAACGACGGCGGCGCACTTGGATATGTGCCTTGGTTCCCGGCAAACTGACGCATGCGAAAAATCTTCACCTCGGCGCTGTTGCTTCTCGCACCATGCGCCCAAGCGATGCCGACACTGACCGGGGGGCTAATCCAGTCGATCAGCCCCGACCGGGCAACTTACTCCGAAGGTGCGCCCGCAACGCTGACGGTCACGCTACACAATATAACGGGCGCGCCATTCACGGGAGCAATCTCCGCACAGATGTCTGGGCGTGGGCAGCCTCTAGGGGGTGCCGTGTCGCGCTTTGTCCAAGGACTCGCAAATGGCGCGACCGCAACCGTCATCATTCCGATGACGACACCGACCAACGGCGCGTATCGGGGCTATCTGGTAGATGTGACCGCGACGGCAGGCACAATCCAGATGGACCAGCAGACGACGGCGATCGACGTATCGCCGGACTGGTGGACGTATCCGCGTCAGTGCTGGATTACGGGCACGTGGGATAGCTGGCCAAATCACAATCACACGCCGGATGTGCCGCCCACGCCCGAGGCAAATATCGCGAGCCTCAATGCGTGGCACTGCAATAACCTTCAGTTCTTCAACATGCTTTATCGCTGGCATATGCCCTACACGCCCGCCATGATCTACACGAACGGCGACGGTCTGGTGCAGGATCAAAGACTGATCATGCGCTATCTCGGCGCGGCCAAGCGCCTCGGCATGGGAACGCTTGGTTATTTCCCGATGTATTCTGTGAACTCCGATGCAGTTTCACCCAATTTCCTGAACGATGGATCGGGTGTTCAACTCTCTTGGGGTGCGTTCAACAATTACACGTGCGGCAAAGCAGGATCGTGCGGGCTATCCGACATGGCAGGCTTTGGGGCAGCAAATGCCTCCGTGGCCAATATCGGACTCATGGATGCGACGAATGCGGCTTGGCAAGCCTATTGGGGCAAGCAGGCAGCGCTTTGGGTCAAGAAATACGGCTTCGATGCAATCTTCATCGACACCTACGGAAATCTCGACCAGCTATACCGGGCGAATGGCAACGGCATTTCCTACACGACGATGCTGTCGGGCTTCATCAATGCTGCTGTCAGCAATACCAATATCCCAGCCGTCCTCAATGCGGCATCGTCGTGGCTTGAGCAGGATCTCGTGACCAACGGGCGCGAGCTTTTTCATTTTCGACAGGCGTGGGATCATCCCGACGATATCGCTAATTTCGACGCGCTCCACACCTGGACGAGAAATGTCTGGTCTTGGTCGAACCGCAGTCCACACAATGTCGGCATCGACATGGATATGGGTTTGGACAAAACCCGAATGAACCTCGGTTCGTGCCAGTCCTATGCGGGAGCCACGTGCGCGATTGGATTGCCGGGGGCGCTCTACCTAGAAGCGTCAACGATCGCCAATGGCGCGCACCACAATTGGCTGTCCGATGGCGACAAGTTCACCACCAACGATTCTTATCCGATGTGGGGCATGCTTCAAACGACGCCTGCGTTCCTTCAGGCCGAATACGACTACCAGACGTTCGGAGTGGCCTACGAGAAATTGCTGCGCGACAATATCAGCGACAGCGCGGATTCAGCTACCGTTCTAACGGGAGCACCCGGGTCCAATACGGCGGCAGCGGGCAATGTGTGGACACTCCAGAAGACCCGCAACGGCTTTGATATCCTGCACCTGATTAACTTCACGGCCATGAACACACGCCAGATGAACGATGTGCAGGATCCGGACGGGAACTATCCGCCAGCGCCGTTGATCCGTAACCTGACCGTAAAAATGTATCGCACCGGGGACGGCCCGATCGGCGCTCTCTATATCGCCAGCCCCGACATCAATCACGGTGTCGCGCAGTCGCTATCGTATTCGACGGGCACGGATGAGGGCGGTTGGTTCATCACCTTTACCGTTCCGCATCTACGATACTACGACATGGTGTGGCTTGAGAACGGTGCAGGGAGCAGCGACTATGCCACGCCTTAACCTTACAGGAGGAGCGTACCAGGCCCGCAGTGTTGCAGTTGCCGCCCAGCGGTGTCTCAACCTCTACCCCGAGCCTCTGCCCACCCAGGAAGGAGAGCCGGTGCAGTTCGCGCATTATCCGACGCCGGGGCTCGTGCCGTTTGCGCAGACAGAGGCCGGCGCTGTCCGTTGCCTTTACCAATCCACACAGGGCGATCTCATCGCCGCTGTGAACGGCAGCATTTACGTGATCCACGAGAATGCCACGACAACGCTGATCGGCGCGATTACACCCGGAACGTCCCAAGTGCGGATGCAGGATAACGGGCAAACGCTGTTTATCGTGGATGGGACAAGTGCGGGTGGTTGGTATTGCGCTTTACCATCCAAACCTCATCAAGGCAGCTATGGGGAACTGATTCAGATTGTGGACGCGGCGTTCTATGGATCGCGGACGATCTCGATCCTAGACACTTTTTTTATCTACACGAACCCCGACACAACGAATTGGTATGCTGGTCCAGCGCAGTTCGTTGACGAAAGCACGACGCCGTTCGACAGCCTCTATGTCGCGAGCAAGACAAGTTACCCCGACATCATCATGGGCGTAAGTGTGGTCGGGCAAACGATCTGGCTATTTGGTGCGCAAGAGACGGAGCTCTGGTACACCTCCGGGACGCCCGATTTTCCGTTTCAGCGCATCCCATCCCTTGCGATCAACGCGGGGTGCATCGCCCCTTATTCGATCGCCACAAATGGCGGCGTCATTCTGTGGCTAGGTTGCGATCGCTCAGGGCTGCCGCGCGTTTATCAAGGTCAGGCGACAGAGGCCAGTCCGGTCAGCACATTCGCGATCGAGGGTGCGATACAGGCATATTCCGACTGCAAGGATGCGGTCGGAAACATTTTCCAGCAGGGCGGCCACACGTTCTACGTGCTGACGTTTCCCACTACCGGCGCAACGTGGGTGTATGACCTCTCAACCGGGCTTTGGCATGAGCGCAAGGGGCGCGATCCGGTCACAGGCTATGAGGTTCGCACCTGCGCGAACGCTTGGGCGAACGCCTATGGTCGGGTGTTTGCGGGCGATTACGCGACAGGGGCGATCTATGAAGTGTCGCTTGATGCGGACGGTGAAAACGGCGCCGCTGTCGAGCGCCAGCGATCCTTCCCGCACCTGATCGGAGAAGGCTCGCGCATGATCCATCGGCAGTTCATGCTCGACATGCAGAACGGCAGTGGTATCGCGGTCAACGTGGACTGGTCGGACGATCGGGGCGCAACGTTCGGGTCGCCAACTTCACTTGCTCTCGGCACGACAGGCAACGCGTGGCCTTCTATCTGGCGGCTCGGTATCGCGCGCGATCGGGTCTATCGAGTGACATGGTTGGGGAATGCGCAGACGGCCTTGATGGGCGCGTTCCTAGAAGTTCAGACGCTCGCGTCATGAGCACCGCCGCGAATTACCAGACAGCATTCCCGCAAGGGCCAATCGCGCAGCCGGGCGGACAGATCACCCTCGAGTGGCAGCGTTATTTCCTGGTCAATTACAACCGCACCGGGGGCGCCGCCGGGGTGGATATGACCTACGAGGTCACCCAGATCACGTTGGCGCTTACGACAGCGCAGGCGGCTCAGAAGGAAGCGGAGCAGGCCGAGGCTGACGCCCAGACCGGCATTGCCGCAGCAAAGACGGCTCAA